TAGACTGATGTTGTTATATTTACTTTCGCCATATAACTGACGTAGACTATTAATCTCATTAGTGTTCTTATAGTATACATCATGGTTACCAGCAATGATATGTACATCTAAGCCCAAGTCATTACACGGTTTCATAAAATGTTCTTCTAAGTTTTTAGCAGTGACAAAGTTAATATACTTTCGTCTATCTGTCAAATCACCTAGATGAAACACTGTCTTAATATCATTCTCAATAAGATACGGAAAGAAGACCTCACGATGAAATTTTATAATATGTTCTGCAATAGCAGCATTATCATTTCGTGCGCCCCAGTGCGTATCGTTCAATATAGCAATTTTCACTGTCGTCTATGTCCTTCATAAATCTTTAAGGCCTTTTGCGCCTCTTCAACTATTGTATTCAATGTGCTTGCGTAGTGTTGTCGCTGTTCTGGATGTACGTTTTTATTAGTAACTTTCTCTATCATATCAGCGATAACTACTGGTAATCCAGTACTCATTTTTCATCACTTTCCATAAACTTTTCAAGACCCTTTTTGGTCTTCTTTTGTTGCTTTTTCTTTGACTCCATTCTCTTTTCGTAAGTAGATACAAAGTCATTCATATAATCATTATTCAAATCAATGTATGCGGCATCGCCCTTATCGTCTTGACCCTTCTCAACAGCAGTACCTGTGATTACAGAGTTCTCTACAACTTTGTGCTTAATGTATAGTTGTTTCTTCTCTTTATCAATACGTCTTAAGAACGCATACCAAATGATTTGCGTAAAGTAAGCGAAAGGGTTACTGGATTTTGTGGGATCAAAATTACCTAATGCTTGAATAGCATTTTCTAAACCATCACTGATCATATCATCTTTATATGAATAGCCAGAGAAGTTTGGCTTAGTTGCAAGTTTGGTTGATATTTGATATATACATTCACCTATGTAATTTGGAATAGGTGGTGCAGTCTCACCAGAATCTTCGGCCTCTTGGCAAGTTTTCTTGTAGTTTATGATTGCTTGCAAAAACTCTGGGTTATTAACATAATTTCTTCTAGCTTTTCTTGGCATAATTACTCCTATACAACTGTACAATTCATACCACTATATCATAAGATATTATGTTTGTCAAGGAGTAAATTAGCCCTTGACAGGTCTTACGAAAGGGTGTATAATGATTATAACATCTATGAAATATATTAATGCATTTTAGAGTTCTTAGACTCTACCATTGCTGTAAACATCTCTTCTAGTTCATCATGATCATCTTCTTCATCAAATGGCGTTGCATGTGTCTTAGTTTGATCAAGGAACTCTTCGTAATGATGTATTGCTTTTGTATTGGCATCATCTAAAAAGAGTATGTCATCTTTAGATATAGAGACACTGTTCTTCTCAGCTAGAAGTAACCAAGACTTAGCATAAAATCCATATTTATGGTCTACTTTAATCTCAATAGGATTGTGAACGATAACACGATTATCAAACTCTTCATCCATGATTGCTATTAGGTCTTCACCTGTTTTAAGTTTGATAGTAATACATCTTTGCATTTATTATCCCTTTAGATCAACGTTGTAGATGTTAAAATTAAATCCTTCTTCACTATAGATTTTTATTCTTTCTTTAAAATGTCTTACTGCAAAATTCTCTTTACTCTTCCATGTCAAGTCATCAACTATGTCGTAGAGAGTTGCTTTATCTTTTCCATTGCCTTTTCTAAGTACCCTACCAATCGATTGTAGATTGCGAATACGAGATTTAGAAGGACTAGCAAAGATAATATTATCAAGACGCTTAATGTTAACACCAGTAGAAAAGGTACCATAGCTAGCCAATATAATATTATCTGTAGTCGATTCGGCAATGCCTCGAACTGCTTCTCTATCTTCTGCTCCAACACCCCCATGAATGAAATGTACCGTTTTTCCATCTTTCTCGAGGAGTGGGTGTAATACTTTCCCGTGTTTATCGACGAATTGAAAAAGTATGAGCGTATTGCCCTTAAGTGACCACGAAAGGTTTCTAATAAATTTATTACGTGCTTCATTACGAACAATCCAATCTATTTCCTCTTGATACCCCTTATTTTTATTTAGTTGTCTTGTTTCTTGAGGATATGACAAGACTAGAGACTTGATATCAAAGTCAGCTAGAGTTCCGTCATCTATGAGTTTCTTCGTTTCCGTTACTTGCTTTACTGGACCAAACAAACCTTCTAGTACAAGTTTATGAGTTTGACTATCATCTAACGTTCCCGTAAAGCCATAGCGATACTTGATATGAGGTGTCTTCTCTAATACTTTTGTGAGAGACTTCGCTTTAAACAAGTGTGCTTCATCACCAATGATTACATCAAACTTCTCGTACCAATCTTTACGTAGTTTGTAGATAGATTGCCATGTTGTTACTGTGTAATCTGCATCAACGTTTTTGTCAACGCCAGCCATTATCTTGTGAATATCTAAAGGTCTGTTCTTATTATACTCAACAAAGTCACTTGCCATTTGAGATACAAGTGATGTAGTAGGTACTACGATAAGAACTTTACGACCTTGTTCTACATGCGACCGTGCGAGTAGATATATAATGAAGGATTTCCCGCTTGCGGTTGGAGACAGAAATAGTGTCCGATGATTATATAATGCATGAGCAACCGCATCGTTTTGATAATCTCTTGGTTCAAATGCACTGTCAAACTCCTTTGCTAGATCATTGCCTGCGTTTTCGAAGTACTCTTTTTCTGGGTATAGTTGTTCGTCTATTGTAATTTCGTAGTCACGATCTTTGCAGAACTTTACTAGATACGGAAGAAGTCCAGCATAGACAAGACCAGTCATTGTATTGAGTAAGCGAATCTTACCATCCCAGACCCGATTTTTATATGCCGGCATAAACTTATAACCAGGCACGTAAAATTCAAAGTAGCCAGACATCTCCATCTTAACAGATGGTTCTGCGTTCACTCTTACGTTTACATTATCAATCTTTTCTACGTGGACTTTTTCCATTACATAGCACCAGTTCTAAATCGCTCCCAATCAACAATAGTTTTAAGCTGGAACCCACGATTACTAACCATTTTAATAATCGCTTCAAGATAGTTCACTTTTTCTTCTTGCATACCAATCTTTAAAGACTGATCAATAATATCTTGGTCTGCATCAAGATAAGTAGAAATATCTTGTCTTAGAATCTTAAGTGGTTGTGGTGTCCAACCATAATCTTTTAATTCTTCAGAATCTAGTTCACCTTTGTAGTATTGTTCTTTGAGTAGTTTCAATTGTTTATACTTAGCACGAAGTTGTTTAAGCTTCATACCTTCTTCCATGTAAACACGAAAGTATTTATTGTGTAGTTTAGGAATGTTAGCACTTTCGCCAGATACGTTTGTTTGATCAATCTCACTGTCTTTAGACCACATTTCATATATTTGTTCGATCTTCATAATATAACTCCATCAGAATTCAAGCATGTTTCATTATATAACCATTTGAGTTATATGTCAAGTATTAAATTGCATCAATGGTATAGGACGCATATCTAAAAGTGATATCACAAGTAACGTAATTGATATCGGATTCTGTAGTATTCATTGCAATGTCACCGATGTTAGTTGGGAACATGTCTACAAACTTTACTTGAACACCAGGGTTTTGCTTACTATCTAATAGAAACAAAGTAGCGTCTGAATATAGACCATCGCCTGCAATTAGATTGGCGTGTTGAGCAAACTCTTCTGGGTAAGTCAAACCCTTGAGCCATCCGACGATTTCTTTGTAACCTGCTACGTATTCATCTACTCGTATGTTAGCAACAAAATCTTGATACTCTATTCTATCGCCATGTCTATACACTGTTTTGAAAGGCGTTGGTTGTTCTGTGACACCAGATCCCATACCAGGAACGTTTGCGCTTTGCACAAAATAAACTATGTTCGGTAGTCTAGAGAATACCAAGCGAAAGCCCGTGGGCGATAGAAAGTTTTGCTTTATGTTTAGATTTGGCATAAGTCATCCTCTAGCGTTTCTAATACTATTTATATGAGCATGAAAAAGGGGCGCATAAAGCGCCCCAGTTTGTCCGATTGTGTTCGGCTTCTTATTAAAGAATGTTTGTAATCGCTGTACGACGGTAGTAAACATTTGCGTTTGATGTAAGACCAAAATCATTGTCTCCGTCAACCCACTGTGTCGCACCTTTTGCGAATGGGTTAGCAACCATGCCGTAGCGAGTTTTGAAGCCCAGTTTTGACTGGAAGCTGTTTTCGCCAACTGCACGTACCATTTGTAGCGGTACATATGGGCAATAGAACAAGCCTGCATCAAATGCGCTAGAACCTTTATAGCCAACTACTAGATAGTTTGAGCTTGCATATGGATCGATGTATACACGGAAACGACCGTTTAGAACACCTGCGAAAGTGTTACCTGTATCATCTGGGTTCAAGTTGTTGCTGTTTAGAGCAGGTGTGTAATCTAGTACACCAGCCATTTGTAGAGCAGATGCGATATCTGAAGAACAAATAATGATGTTACCTTTACCACGACGAGTAGCGATTGCGATAGCATTTGCTTCACGCTCGATTTGGAACATTAGACCTTTGAATTTTTCAACTGACCAACGACCACTTGCGTCTACGTCTAGATCAAAAGTACCAGCGTTTGCAACGCCGTCTTGTGAACCTGCAACCGCAGTACGAGTTACTGTGCGAACAACCTCACGGTTGATTTCTGCTAGTAGCTCAGAAGATAGCATGTTTGCTAGTTCTGCTTCTGCGTCAAGACCGTGAATTGCTTTCAAGTCTTGTGCTAGTTCTGTTGTGTACTCTGCTTTCAACGCACGTGATTTCGCTTCGACAGTTACTTTGTCGATTTGGAATGACATTTCTGCGAAGTCTGCACCAGCACCGTCGCCTAAAGCTTCAGCAGCTGCTGTACCCATACCTACACCGGCAGCGGCATTAGCGCCAGCACCAGAGAACGCTGGGTTTGCTTCGTCGTAAAACGCTTCATCACCAGTTGTTACTCCACCACGTGTGGTTTTGTAGTTTGAACGCATTGCAAAGATCAAGCCTGTTGGACCTGTCATTGGCTGAACACCAGCAATGTCATATGCGATTAGGTTAGGCATCGCACGACGAACTAGTGAGATAAGTACTGGATCGTAGTTAGCAACATTAGCTGTGTTGTTTGTTGGGGCTGCTTCAAGCAAAGCAGCGGGTGAGTATGACTGACCCTCTTTCAGAGCAGTTTCTGTGTTCTCTAGTAGAGTAGCAGTTACTGCGCTTTTGTGAGAATCTTGGATACCTGGTAGAGCATTATGCTCTAGAATTGGCTTCCATTTATTAAGAAGTTCTTCGTTTCTCATTTGGTTTTCTCCTTTTGGATTTCATCTAAGATTATTTATAAAAACTTATGTTTTGACAATGCGAGCCATTGCATCGGCATACGCAGCAATTGTTGGATCTGCAGAAGGTGCTTTTGGTGCGTCTTCTACTAGTTCCTCTAGCATTTCAGTTTCGTCTTCGACCTGAGTAGTTGCTTCAGCAAAATAGCTTTCTTTAATTACTTCAAGCTTTTTTGAAAAGTCTTCAGTTGTTTCGAAAGAGACGCCTTCTGATAGTGTACGTAGTTTTTCTACTTGAGTGTCTGTTAGACCTTCAGATAGAGAATTGAACGCTACGTCACGCTCTAGTGCTTCTTTTTCTTCTTTGATAGAGGCCATAGCTTCGAACATATCATTATACTTTGAATTTTGCTCTTCTAACTTTGCTTCCATCTCAGTGATAGCATCTTTTGTTTCATCGTCAACTTCTAGGTTGTGTTCTGTAACAAGAGATTTGATACCATCAAATAGCGACTCTGCAACTTCAACTTTAAAGTTACTTTCAATAGCTACTTCATTTTGAGCAACCCACTGCTCAATCACATAATCTAGGTAAGTGTCAACTTTTTCTACTAGATCGTTTACTGCTTGCTCTGTTTGCTCTGTAAGATCAGCATCAAACTTCTCTTCTAGCTCAGTACGAATAGCCGAAGCTTTATCCTGTACAGCTGCTTCGAAGATAGCAATAGTTTTTGTTTTAAAATCTTCTGATAACTCTTCACCTTCAAAAAGAGATGAAACAGCTTCTTTTAGACCTTCGTCATTAGTACCTTTTGATGGACCATCATCAGCAACTTTAGCGGCTTTTGGGTCAGCAGCTTTGTTGAGATCGGCTTTGCGATTCTTACCCTTAGGTGAACCGCCTGCAGGTGTAACTGGATCCATGTTTTCTGAATCTTCGCCAGTGGCCTTTGCTTCGTCTAGCACTAGGTCCTGATCTAGATTCTTTTCTAGTTCTTTATCCATTTTACTTCTCCTTGTTTATGAAAGTATTACATTCTATTCTTTATTTATATCATTTACTATTTTGAGATTGAACCCAAAAACTTAGCAAAAAGAACAGAGGCCTTCTCTTCCAAATGACGTGAAGAAAGTCTAGCGGTCTCTTTAATCTCTTCTTCAATTTCGTCAAATGTGTTTGCGGCAGCCCAAGATGATGACGCTACATCATACACCCATTCTACTCCTTCCATGACACCTTTTACAAATGCGTCTGGCGCAGAAGGATCTGCTACAATATCACCAGCTGTGGCTAACATGAAGTCGCTTTGAACTTCCATTACTCCGCTATTGTTCTTTTTAATAGAACCCATACCACGTGATGAAATGCCTAAGTTACAGTTTTCGTCAATAAGATTTTTAACGATCTCACCCATAGGGGTTGACATAACTTTAGCTCTACCTAC